GTGATCTGCGGATTGCCAGTAAGGTAAACGTCTTGTGCGCCGTAAGCTACGAGTTGCATAAGTCCTCCTCCCATTTTATAATATTAGCAAAGAAAAAAAAATTCCGAATAAATATAAATTAAACCTAATAATTTATATTTATTAATAGTAATTACTAAATAATTACTATTTAATTATTACTATTGTTATAGTTATAGTGTTCCATTGTAATATTTTTTTTTATAAATTCCATTAAATATTTATCATTAAAAATTTCCTTTTTATTTTCATGTTTTTTACTAAATGTATAAACATTATCTTTGTTCATTTTAATTTCCCATCCATCTTCAATCGCGTTGTTAATAAAAAGCATTTTTTGTAATTTCGTTTTATCTATAACAAGTTTTTCGGGCAAATTAATATTTATAGAGGCCATTTATTTTCATATTAGAAAACATAAATCCATTTTTTATTTAATTAAATAACAGAATACTTAATTAAATAAATATTATCTAAATTATTATAACTAATGCCAAACTTTAAACAAAAAAATACAAAAAAAATTCGTGTCGATAAAAACAAGACAATAACATTAGACTATAAACATAATAATATAATGAATGATTTTTTAAATGAAAAAACAATAGAAATTCCTAAATTGACCGAAGAAAAAGAACTTCTAAAAAATAAATTGAAAAATAAATCGAAAAATCAAGAATTATCCGTGGATGACATATTATATATTAAAGATCGAATTAAGGAAATAAATATTTTACTAAAAGACAAAAAAAAACAAGAGTTAGAGTATTTACTTCAAAATTCGAATCATATATTTGATTATTTTGAAAATAAAAAAAATATAACAGAATGCAAAAATAAAACAACTATGTTAGATAATTATTTTAAAACAGGTGATTACAATAACAAGATCGAAGAAAAAAATAAACATTATGATAATGTAAACCATTATTTTTCCAATGTAGATGAAACGGTGTTGGATATAAATAATTATATATTACAAACCGATATATGCACCAATTGTAATGAGGGCGAATTAATACCGATTAGCCAAGAAGGTCAGTTAGTTTGTAATAATTGTTCTTGCATATTACAATATATAGTAGAGAACGAGAAACCATCCTACAAAGAACCGCCTAAAGAAGTTTGTTTTTATGCATATAAAAGAATTAATCATTTTAGAGAAGTTTTGGCACAATTTCAAGCAAAAGAAACAACCCAAATACCCGAAGAGATCTTGGAAAATATTAAATTGCAAATAAAAAAAGAACGAACTACAATAGACCAGTTGACAAATAATAAGGCGAAAGAGATATTAAAAAAACTTGGATACAATAAATATTATGAACACATTCCATTTATAAAAGACAAATTGGGGATTAAACCACCCGTTATGAAACCGGAATTAGAAGAGAAGTTATGCAATTTATTTTTAGAAATTCAAGGACCCTATGCTAAGTTTTGTCCTGATAATCGAGTTAATTTTTTAAATTACTATTACACTGTTTATAAATTATGCGAATTATTAAATCAAACAGAGTTTTTATCATACTTTCCGATGTTAAAAGACAGAGAGAAACGAATAGAACAAGATTACATATGGAAACAAATATGTGGCGAATTAAAGTGGACATTTATACCAACTGTATAATAAATTTATTGATACTATAAATTTATTGATAATATAAATTAATTAATAATACAATTTACAATTACAATTGTATTATTTTAAATTATTAATTTTATATTTTAGTGAAACATAATGATTTAACGAGGGAAACCAACTAAGTTGGCACCAATACCAAATCCGGCACCAGAACGAGCACTGACGGCCATGGCTGGAACGTATGTGTCAAGAATGCTAAAAGTGGCAGCGGCAGTTAAGGCAATAATAGCAATCTCCTCTAAATTTAATTTCTTTTTAGGTATGGCGAAAGCGGCAATGGCAACCATAATACCCTCAACAAAGTATTTGATCGCTCTTTTAAGAAGTTCTACAACATTGATCTCGTTAACTAAATCAACAATATTCATTATTATATTAATAATGAAGAAAAAAATATTATTCTAAATATTATATTACTCTAAATATTATATTACTCTAAATATTATATTACTCTAAATATTATATTACTCTAAATATTATATTACTCTAAATATTATATTATTCTAAACAATTTTATTAAATTATAAATAAGTTAAAAACTTAAAGGATTATTAAATATATAAACAATAATGACAGAAAGGAATGAAAATATTGAACATAGAATGAATTCCGACGGCAGTGAAAATCCCAAATATATTGACTTGTTGGACGAGGACAAATCTATTTCCGGACAAAAATTTGCGTGCATATCATTCTTATCTCCAGAGAAAATTATAAAAAGTAAAAATTTATATGATTTCAATGAATTCGTAAAACAATGGGAGATGGCTAAAGCATTTGAAAAATACACACAATTTCTCAATTTTATTTCATTTAAACACGATGTCGATTTTGACAAATTAACAGCGGATTTAGATGAATTTATCAAAGATCAAAAAGATAATTTATTAAATACAAATATTGAGGATGATTATAAGAATTTTATAGATAAAAATGATGAAAAATTAGAAAATAATTTTAATAAAATGAACAACTTCCAGACAAGTGTTCGTGGAATTAAAATTCGAGGTGCATTTCCAAGCCAACAAGAGGCTGAGCTTAGATGTAAAATGCTACGCGAGATTGATCCAAACCACGATGTTTTTGTTGGTCCGGTTGGTATGTGGATGCCATTTCACCCGGAGGCATATAAAACAGGCAGGGTTGAATATTTAGAAGATGAGTTAAATGAATTGATGAGCGAGAAAAATAAAAACGAGGAATATGCTAAACAAGAGTTTGATAAACGTATCAAGGAATCTAAACAAAAGGCGGTCGAAGATAATATTAATAAAGCAGAAGAAAGTGGTAATTTATTATCTCAAACTCTTGATAAGGATGGTAATTTAGTAAGTGTTAAAACAATTAACACGTTTGATAACAATTTAGATGAAAACGCCAGTGTCTCTGATATTCATAAGGAATTATTCCATGATGAAAATATTATCACCGGTAAAAATAATGGTAATGGACTCGGTGGAATCGCTAAAGATAGTGATAAAGATAAAACTTTGATTAATATTGCTGAAGAAGACCCAGAACCAACTGTCGCAGAGCCAACTGTTCCTGAGCCAACTGTTCCTGAGCCAACTGTTCCTGAGCCAACTGTTCCTGAGCCAACTGTTCCTGAGCCAACTGTCGCAGATGCCGGCGTTGATAAAAATCCAAGTGTATAAAAATCGTGGTTGATTTTTAATTTTATTAAAATTGATTTTTAATTATAGAAGTAATCTATAATTAAAAACTGACTAAAATGGAAAATAAAAAGAATATTAATAAATCGAGTGCTAAATCTAAACCGATGTGTAATCATAAAGATTGTAATAAAAAAATTAAGCTTATAGATACTACAATGGGCATGTGCAGATGCAACCAAACGTTTTGTATGAAACATCGGTTGCCCGAAATGCACGACTGTAGTTTTAATTTTACTATAGACAAAGAAACTTTCATTAAAAGTAATTTGTGCATCAGACCAAAAGTTGAATGTTTAACTACCAATTAGAACGACTTTTTTTGACATTAATCTTTGGTCCGCGCATAGTGCTTCCCGAGGACGGATTATACGATTCCTCTTCGTCGTCAGAGTCCAACCCTTTAGACGCTTCCCAAAATTCTTTTGAGCCCAGTTTAAAATCGTTGTGATGCTCTGCTTTATACCAAAATATTTGGTCTACCAATCTGTTTGATTTTGCATTATTATCAACTACTAAACATTCAAAATTTTCGGTACACTGGTCCATAACCTGAGAGAAACTTTCGTATGTTGGAAACATTCCGGCATAATTCTCCCATATTCTTTTTCTATTCGAAATATAAGGTTCGCGCAAAATAAAAACATAATCTATATTGGTTCTTAAATTGGGTGGTATACCCAAAGGATACTGCATCGTAATGATGAGCATTATTTTCCAATGACGACCATTCATAAAAAGTAGACGCATCATTTTATCTTTGGTCCAAGAAGAATCAAAAAGACAATCGTCTAATATACAAAAGGTTCTTGGGTCAATGGTTGTTTTTTTATAATGTTCTAATTCTTTTTTTACTTGTTTTAAAACCGATTTTTGTCTTTTTAATATATTCTCTATGATTGCCGTATTATACTCATCGTGAATAAATAATTTAGGGACATGGCTTCCATAAAATCCATTACCTGCTTCTGTGCCCGATATAACTGTTCCAATAGGAATATCTTGATGGTGAAACAATAAATCTCTTACGAGATAACTCTTGCCCGTATCACGCCTTCCAATTAATACAATAACCGGACCTTTATTTTCATCTGGTTTAAAAGTAATCTGACTCATACTGAATTTCTTTAATTCGAGTGTCATTTATTATTAATAGGATTAAATATTTAAATAATTTTAATTCTATCGCAATTTAATAAGTTATATTTAAATTATATTTATATTCCAAAGAATTATGAACTTTAATTATAGAAAAAATGATAATTCTCCATTATTTAAAAATTTAGAAGATGTAAAATTATTAAATATTGAAAAAATACAAAATTATATACCAATTTACAAAAAATTTTTTGATCTTAATGAAAATAATTACGATAATATTAATTTAAATAATTATTATTCATTAAAAAACATTACAACTAAAAACACTGATAATATTTATGACGGAATCATAGTAAATGAAAAATCAATTGAATATAAAAAAGAAGTTTTCTTTAAATTCTCTCCGATAATAGATCCTATTAAATTTATTACAAATAGTTACGATTTATCACATTCAGATTTATTAAACCTTCCTCAATATAATATTGAAGATAGTATATCTGAAAATATGTATAGTTATAACAACAGTGCATACGTTGATAGTTTTTTTTATTATCTAACAAGCCAATTATTGCATAATTATAACTTTATGCACGGAACAGATTTTTACGGTTCTTTTTTAGGAATAAAAAATGATTTTTATTTTAATATTGCCGATGATGTTGAGAATTTGCACGAATCGGAAAAATTTCATAAGAATAATAATAGCCTGTTCGAAATAACGAATGAATATTATTTAAATGTAAGTAATTATGATAGTAGAAATTATAAATTTCCTTTAAAAATAGGTAACGATATTGACGATAAAAATATACTGAATTTATCAGATATATCGAGCATATCAGATATTGATAATTTATTTATAAGCAATGATTTGTCAAAAAATATTTTTACACCAAATGTTTTATATGAAAATAATATAACGGTTTTAAACAAATCGAATAAAACAGACGAATCTGGATCATCGTGCTCGTCAAGATCATCAAACACAAATAATAGCGAGGTAGATAGTGATGGTGGTCCCGACGACGAATCTGGTTCTGATTGTGGTTCTGACAAGGACGAATCATCGGTTTCAAATTCTACATTATCGGAAGATGAAATATTCATTAAATTATTTAAATTTCCAATACAATTAATCGCATTAGAAAAATGTAAGAATACATTAGATTCGCTATTTAACGATGACCAAATATCCGAAGAGGAATTAGGTGCATTTGTATCACAAATAATATTAATATTGATAACATATCAAAAACTTTTTAGTTTTACCCACAATGATTTACATTCAAATAATATTATGTATGTAGAAACAGAAAAACAGTTTTTGTATTATAAATACAATTCTAAGTATTATAAAATACCAACATTTGGTAAAATATTTAAAATTATTGATTTTGGTAGGGCCATTTATAAATATAAAGGAAATATTTTATGTAGCAATAGCTACGACTTTAAAGGAGATGCAGCTACATTATATAATTTTGAACCGTATTTTAATAATAATAAGCCGCGTCTTGAACCAAATTTGAGTTTTGATTTATGTCGATTGGGATGTTCATTATATGATTATTTCGTTGACGACTTGGATGATATAAAAAATATTACATCGCCAATTATTAAAATAATAATTGATTGGTGTTATGATGATAAAAAAAGAAATATTTTATACAAAAACAATGGTTCAGAGAGATATCCAGATTTTAAACTATATAAAATGATCGCAAGAACCGTTACTAATCATAAACCGGATATGGTAATTCAAAATGTGTTTTTTGAACAATATATTATATCAAAAAAAAAATTAAATAAAAAACATAAAATTTTTAATATAGATGACATTGAGATATCATAAATACAATAAATACAATAAATACAATAAATACAATAAATACAATAAATACAATAAATACATAAATACAATAAATAATGCTCTTTATTTATTGTATTTAAAATTCGGGCTTTGTAGTAAAAGCGCCTGGTTCGATTGTTGCTATTGTTCCTGGATTTAATTGTTGAACTACATACAATCCTAAAACCGAACTCAAATAAACAATGATAGTATCTTTAACTAAATGTTTAATAGTCTTATCATTATTTTTTAATAATGTTTTCGTTTCTATAAACTTAATTATTATATAAATTAACGAAATTATTAGACTATATGTAAAAGTATTTTCCATTTTATATTATTACAATAATTTTAGGTTTATAATTATTACGCATTATCACAATACTTCTATATCATTTAATACTAATTCATTTAATTTTAAACTATCCTTGTCATTTAAATCATTAATATCTGTTACATCCAGCGTAATACTATCGCCTATAGTTATTAACTCTTCGTCCTCCTCGTCATCTTCATCATCGTAGCTCCTTTTACTTTCCAAATCTTCTAAATATTCAATATTTTTAGGTGCATCTAATTTTTCCTCATTGCCCATAGTATCAACAGAGTTATCTACGTCCGAAAAAGTTAGTTGCTCATTAATACTTGGCGTTACATTGGTTTCATATACATCTACATCATTGCCTGTATCTGTCTCTATATTTATATCACCGACAATTTTGCGATTCATATCAGTAGTTGGTGGTGGCGGCATGCTATCCGGGGTTGGTGGTGGCACGGCTTTATCTTTATCGTCCTCGTCGTCATCGGGCGTTCTAATAATTTCCTCTTTTATTTCTACGTTCTCCTCTTCGGTCTCGTCCATATATGCTCTTAATAATATTTCAACTGGTATAGAATCCCTTATTGTTTCTAATATACACTCTTTTATAATATTTTCTAACTCTCTATTATTCTTTTGAATTGATAATGGTGTAATGTGTTTCTCAAATAAATAAATATTTGTATAGACTTTTCTTGCAGTGAAAATATAAATTTTATGAATGAAATCATCAATTGGTGGTATGTCTATATCAATTTTTTTTTGTTTTGTTCCCACTCGCACACACGATAGTGCTTTTAGTTGTATTATATGAACACAAGTAATCAATTCTTCTAAATATCCACAATTACTTATTTCTTGGATTCTTTTTTTTTCGTCTATGATCATATTTTTATTCCAATTCGGTATTCTGCCTAAAAAAGTTTGGAATGTCATCAAATACTTCTCTTCTTCGTTATTATCGTTGCAAAGAACAATAGCTTCGTTAAATATAGATTTTAAACCGTCTAATACGCATGGTGTCAGTATATTTACTAACCGTGCACACCATTCATTTTTTGATTCATTTAAACTCGTAATCGAATAATCGTCCATTTACATAAAAGCAATATTTTCTAAATTAATATTAGAACGAAATATTATATTTAATATAATTAATATTAATAGTTTTTCATTTCTTATCTCTCTTTTAATTTTATCAATTAGAATAAGAAGCATATATTTTTTTTTATTACACATTTTTGTTTTTTCTAAATAAGTAATTATATCTAAACCACTGTAACCTTTTTCATATAAATTATTTGCCAATATTGTTATATTCTTATTATCAGTTAAAGATGATTTATCTATAAGTTTTTTTAATTTATCGTTTTTCGTGTAATTTATTTTGTTATACGATGGTTCACCTAAATTATAATTGTGGAGACTTACCTGTTTATTCTTTATAAACGGTAGCGGAATATACATTTCACAAAATCTTGATAATATTGGTTTTAATAATTTATAACGGTCTTCTACTATTATAAAAAAACGTGTAGTGTGATTAAAAACTTCTATACATCTTCTTAAAGCAGATTGTGCGTCTATCGTTAATTTGTCGGCATTTAATAAAATAATAGATTTAAACATGTTAGATCTCATATACGTTTTAGCAAAAAATTTGATATCATCTCTTACAAACTTAATACCCTTACCTTGTGCACATTCAACAAACATAACGTATGATTTAATAAATTCCTTGTTATTATTATAAATTTTATTGATAAAATTATTTAGTAATGTTCTTTTACCGCTACCATTAGGTCCATGAAATAATATATTAGGCACGTTATTATTTTTTAAGAAAAAATCTAATTTTAATTCTATATTTTTATGTAATTCAATAGTCATGATAATTTATTTAAATATATATTTAAACTCAATATTGATAAATATATATTTAAATTAAGCAACGCTTTGAAGACTTTGTGTATAAGGATTTTTTTTGAACGCAGATAATATATCTTCGTTAATACGATCGGCGCATATTGAATTATCATACTGCTGCGAACCGCCCATTTTTCCATGCGTTTCTTTTGAAGGTAAGATACGCGGTCCATTGCTTGGAATAAACATGCGATTATTATTTCTATCATTGTCTGACCTTCTTACCGAAAGATTTTCGGTATTATTTAACATTTGCATATTTCCCTGATTGGTATGACTTTGATGAATTTTTTTATTGTTATTGCGCTGTTCATACGCCGAGTTGTATGTTTGATTCGCTTTATAGCTCGATGGTCCGGCGTTGCCCAAATATTCTAATGATGTCGTGTCTCTTTGAACGGTTACTGGTTGCTGTCGCGATACCATATAACCATCCGAACGTTGATTTTGAACATTTAAATATTTTCCCTCTGTTAAATTTTCGGTCATCTCTCTAATTGTGGTTTTTGTGCGATCTGCCGGATTAAACACTTTTGCGTTAGATACCGTTGTTCCAGCATTACCGTTAATGCGCAAGTTACCAATAACATTCTCTTTTCTTGAAGGTCGTAAAACATCCAATAATGGTGCAATCACCGCCGTAATTGCCCCACCGATTGGTCTAAATTCGTCTGGTTGTTTTGTGGAACTTCTATTTGTTGGCAGCGGTTTGTATCCCGAAACACCGTAATTATTTGGGTTGGCGTTGAACTGGCCTTTTGCGGACGGATTAATTATTCCAGTTGATGGCAGTTGAATCTTGGTTGATGGTCTATACTCACTTTTAGTGTAAATTGACTGTTCGCCATTAGCTCTTGATCCATAATATTCGGCACTTGTTTCATTTCTGTTGCCATCCGGCAATAACTCAATTCCACGAGCAGTGGGCGCTTTTTCAATACCGGTTGTCGTCATTAAACGATCAGGACCTACTGCGTAATATGTATCCTGACTATTTTTTTCTACCTTACCCTGTGTTAATGTGTTACCAGATAATTTGTTTGCGAAACTTGCTGGACCCTGATGCCCATTTAATGTAAAACTTTCCTTAGGATTATTTTTAGTTCTTAACTCATCAATGGTTTTGGGACCCCAGAGCTCTCTTGCTTCCATGCCCGAGTTAAATCCGTTCCCACTCTCTTTAGAAGCGCCTTTTCCTAATCCAGGACCCACTTGCTCTTCCTGCCAAGGTTTAATGTTGGCCATTCGCATACTTGGATTTACTCTTGACTGCATGAAATCGTTCATGTTCGGCATACCATGAGAATGCTGCATATTATTTTGTGGTTTAAATAAAGGGGCTTGCTCTTGTTTTTTTATTATTTGAGAACCAGCGCCCTGCATATTGTCTAATCTTGTTTCCGCAATATCCGACGACACACTGGCACCATTTGTTTTTGATCCAAAAAAAGGAGCCATATTATTGTGTTCAAAATTATTATTATCTATTTGTTCACCGGTTAAAGACATATGAACTTTTTTATTCGATCCTACACTCTCAGTGGGGTTATTTTCTAAAACTTTTTTAGTTATATTATAATCAAAATATTTATCCGTTGATTGATTTGCGTTAGGATAATTATTTACGTTATCATTTAAACTTTTATTATTTACAATAGGATAATTTATTGGTATATTTTTTTCATTATTCGTAAATTTTTCTATTGTCTCTTCATTTTCTTCATCAGCATTTTTATTGTGATTTGAAATTATATAAAAACCGCCTAATGCCATAAGTGGTATTGCTAATTGTGCCATTATATATACTTTATGATATAATATTTATCAATTAAATATTTTAATTATTATATTTACTTAAATTTTTTAAATATAATATTTAGACTTTTAATGTATAATAATCTTTTTCTAATATTCTTGTGCTTAAATTATTTTGGAATGGAACACAAGTATTTTTTTGTGGATCAAGTGGCAAGAAACTCCAATTAACTTGTTCTAAATCCCGTGTGGTCCATGCAGGGTGTGTGGTCCTTGACTGGTCGGTAAACGCTGTTTTATTAGGATAATTAATTTTATTACCAGTTATTTGCTTAGATTTGTATTCATTTAAATTAATATTATCACGATTTAAATTTCTTGTTAAACCTCTTAAATCACTTTCTAAATTAATACTATTGGTCATTAAATTTGATCCCCATTTTTCCATTCTCATGTAAGGGTCTTCCATAAAACACGGCGTTGTTCCAGTTCCGGGAACATTTAAAATGTGTCTTCCTGGTCCGGTAGATTCTTGAATATTCTTTTTTATTCTACATGGCTCATCATATAATCGTGTAAAAGACATATATATATATAATAATTATTATTATTATTATTATTATTATTATTATTATTATTATTATTATAATACTTATTACAGAAAATAATTTGTTCAATTGTTCAATTGTTCATTTGTTCATTTATTAAAACATTATTACTATCAGTAACGATTTTAGAAACAACTTGACCATTTTTTCTTATTATTTTAGTTATAATACCATTTTGTTTAATAGTTATATTTTCTATTAATTCACCATTAACAATCCTACAACTTGTAGACGTAGAAGAAGACATTACATTCGAACCTCCCAAATTAATACTAAATGAGTTGGATTGTCTGTTTACATTATGTATATTAATAAAATGCGTGTTCAAATTATTCTGGTTAGTATTTGGTCTTGCATTAAAAACATGGTTAAAAATATCAAAGGGATTATTAAAATGAATGTTATTTTTTATATTAATATTATTATCATACATTTGTTTTTTTTCAGGATCACCTAAAATTTCATACGCTTCTGATATTTCTTTAAATTTTGATTCGGCGTTTTCTTCTTTATTTCTATCAGGATGCCATTTTAATGCCAATTGTTTATATTTTTTTTTTATATCGTTAATATTTGAATTTTTTGGTAATTCTAATATACCATAAAAATCTTTAGAATCCATTATTTATGATTATCTTATTTAATATATTTAATATATTTAATATATTTAATCTAATTATTGTGTTTAATCTAATTATTGTGTTTAATCTAATTATTGTGTTTAATCTAATTATTGTGTTTAATATTACATTTAATATTTAATTAAAAATCGGTTAATATTTTTAATTAACTAAATTGAACCAATATAGACAGAAAGTAAAATAATATAATAAAATGTCGTCAAAGGAAAATTTAGTAAAAACTTATCAAAAAAAGACTGATAAAGAACATGTATTAGATAATCCTGATACTTATACGGGTTCTATGGAATTTACTGATTATGATACCTATGTATATGACGATAAAGAGGATAAAATAAATTTTAAAGAAATCAATATTATTCCTGGACTTTATAAATTGTTCGATGAAGGTATTGTGAATTGCCGCGATCACCATATAAGAATGTTGCAGGCGATGGATAATTGCAAACCGAATATTATGCCACTAACATATATCGATATATCTATTAGCGACGACGGCACTATTACAATGTTAAATGACGGCAATGGCATTGATATTGAAAAACATCCAGAATATAATATTTGGATTCCCGAAATGATATTTGGTCATCTAAGAACGTCGACTAATTATGATAAGAGTGAAAAAAAAATTGTAGGTGGTAAAAATGGGTTTGGTTTTAAATTGGTGTTAATATGGTCGGAATATGGTGAGATCGAGACGGTTGATCATATAAGGGGACTAAAATACCATCAAATTTTTAAAAATAATTTGAATATAATAGAAAAACCAAGCATAACAAAATGTAAAAAAAAACCATACACAAAGGTTATTTTTAAACCAGATTATAAGCGTCTTGGAATAGAGAAATTATCTCCCGACATGATTAACCTATTTAAACGCCGGGTCTACGATATTGCAGCAGTTACCGATAAAAAAGTAAAGGTAAAATACAACGGAGAATTAATACCAATTACTAATTTTCAACAATATGTTGATTTATATATTGGAAGCAAGGATGATACAAAACGGATATACGAAGCATCTAATGAGAGGTGGGAATACGCCGTATGTATTGCTCCAAAAGAAGAATTTACACAAGTTTCGTTTGTTAATGGCATATATACAGGCAAAGGAGGAAAACACGTTGATTATTTGCTAAATCAAATTGTGAAAAAATTAACAACTTATATAAAAAAGAAGAAAAAAATCGATGTTAAGTCAAGCACCATTAAAGAGCAAATTATGCTATTTCTCAGATGTGATATAGAAAACCCAGCGTTTGATAGTCAAACAAAGGATTATATGAATACACCATCGAGTAAATTTGGAACATCGTGTGATGTTAGTGAAAAATTCATAGAAAAAATAGCTAAAATGGGGATAATGGATAAAGCATGTGCGCTTACTGAAGTGAAGGAAAGCAGCGAATTAAAAAAAACCGATGGATCCAAAACAAAAAGTATTCGCGGAATCCCTAAATTAATTGATGCTAATTATGCAGGAACAAATAAAAGTGATAAATGTACTATTATATTTTGCGAGGGTGATTCGGCAAAAGCAGGTATTGTATCTGGTTTGTCGAAAGAGGACAGAAATGTATTGGGCGTTTATCCAATGAAGGGTAAATTATTTAATGTTCGCGGGGAATCTCCAAAGAGAATATTGGAAAATAAAGAAGTTACCGAAATAAAACAAATTCTTGGTATTGAAAGTGGCAAAGAGTATACGCAAGAAATTGTTAATACAAAACTAAGATATGGAAAAATTTTGTTTATGACCGATCAAGATTTAGATGGCAGTCATATTAAAGGTCTTGGAATTAATTTGTTTGATTCCGAATGGAAATCACTAATTAATATTCCTGGATTTATCGGTTTCATGAACACGCCTATTTTAAAAGCCAAAAAAGGTGCAAGCGAACTTAAATTTTATAATGACGGTGAATGGAACTCTTGGTGTAGTAGCAATAGTATTAAAGGATGGAAAATCAAATATTATAAGGGTTTGGGAACGTCAACCAGCAAAGAGTTTAAAGAATATTTTCAACATAAGAAAATAGTTAATTTTGTAAATAATGATGCAGAATGTAATAATGCAATCGATATGGTATTTAATAAAACAAGGGCGAATGATAGAAAGACTTGGCTTGAAAATTATGATAGGGAATTATACCTTGATACAAATAACACCGAAGTTACATACAAAAATTTTATTAACCGTGAAATGATCCATTTCTCGAAATATGATTGCGACCGTTCTATACCAAATTTACTCGATGGTTTGAAAACGAGTCAACGTAAAATTTTATACACCGCATTCAAAAGAAATTTAACAACGGAAATTAAGGTAGCTCAGTTTAGCGGTTCTGTTTCAGAAATAAGTTGTTATCATCACGGTGAAAATAGTTTGAATGGTGCCATTGTTGGAATGGCGCAAGATTTTGTCGGTTCAAATAACATTAATTTGCTGGAACCCAAAGGTCAATTTGGAACAAGACTACAAGGAGGTAGTGATTCCGCATCCGAAAGGTATATCCACACTAATTTAAATAAGTTGACTCGTAATATTTTCACCGATAAAGATGATGGTATTTTAGAATATATTGACGACGATGGCACGTTGGTAGAGCCAAGATATTATGTTCCGATTATACCAATGATTCTTGTTAATGGTAGTAAGGGTATTGGGACAGGTTTCAGCACGGATATTATGTGTTATAATCCGTTAACAATCATTGATTATTTGGAGAATAGTCTAAATGATAATATTGAAAAACCAGATATTACACCTTATTATAAAAATTTTAAAGGGAGCATTATCAAATTAACAGAATCTAAATGGTTATTCAAAGGGTGTTATGAAAGAACCGGAAAGAAAGAAATTCGAGTTACCGAATTACCAATTGGATTATGGACTGACGATTATAAAAAATATATTGAGGAACTCATAGATGGAAACAAAACAACAACTAAAGGTAAAAAGAAAACCGTTATTGTGAAAGATTATAATGATATGAGCACAGATATCGTTGTAGACGTAACAATTATATTTTCAAGTGAAAATAAATTGGACGAATTAATTAATAAGAAAATAGACGATAATAGCAATGAATTAGAAAAACTACTGCGTCTGTATACAACTAAAACTACAACAAATATGCATTTGTTTGATGAAAATGAAAAGTTAAAAAAATTTAAAACGCCCATGGAAATAATCGATCATTATATTGATATTCGGTTGAATACATATGTTAAACGTAAGAAATATTTGATTAAACTACTCGAACATGAAACAAAAATACTAATTAACAAAGTTAAATTTATTAAAGAATTATTAAATAATACACTTGATTTGCGAAACAAAAAGAAAATAGATATTTGTGAAATGCTCAAGAATAAAGACTATGATATAATCGATGATGATAGTGAATTTAAATATTTGATTAGATTGCCAATGGATAGCGTTTCTGAAGAAAATATTGAAATTCTTGAAAAGAACAAAGATATTAAAGTGAAAGAACTAAATAAACTGATAAAAACAAAAGAGAAAGATATTTGGCTTTCCGAATTAACTACTTTAAAAACGGAGATGATTAAATTTTTACAAAATAAACCTAAAACCAAAGGTGGTAAGAATACCAAGGTAAAGAAAAAATTAAAGATTAAGGATTAAAGATAAATGATACAATTGTGTGAATTGTGTTATTTGTTTGTATTATTAAATTAGTGATTATACAATAAATTTTTTTCTTAAAAAAAATGCTTACATTCGAGTTGTTTATTGTTATAATTAGTTAAAGTTGGTAATTCCATAGGAGAGACTAAAGAACTTGCGTCACGTTTATATTTCATGTAACTTTCTACCTCACCATAAATTTGATTAATTGCGTATTCTAATACTTTATTATTAAGATCATTAATTTGATCACTAATATTATTAGGTAAATTTTTTGAATTTTGAAGAAAAATACTTCTCATAATAATTTTTAATTCGTCAATATTTTGTTGTCCAATAGTAAACTGGTTATTTGATTTAACGTATACGCCATAGCGTAGTCCATTTTGCAATATATTAATATTTTTACTTGAAAAAAAGGATAACGATAAAGGTGTATTATTCCAACTTCCGTTTAATGCTTCTCTAAAATCAGATTTATCATCGACTGGTATATGGTCGCTCAATGTAAATACCGCAGTTGTGTTTTGATCCATAATATTTACTCGCCCATTTGTATTAGAGGAATTCATTATATAATTAATAATTATAAAAAAATATTTTATAAAAAATTATATTATTTTTTATATTATTTTTATTATTTTTATATATATATAATGAAGTTTAACTTTCAAAAAATTGTAATAGTAATCGCAATTATCCTTTTAATACTAGCATTGGCATTTATTGGGACAGCAATTTCAAATGAGAAAAATACACACGATTTTCCACCCGTAATAGCAGAATGCCCAGATTATTGGACTCACGACGTTGAAAAAAATAAATGTATAAATGACCGCGAGTTAGGAGAAGATATTCCCGGGTATGGCAAATTAAAGGAGTTTTTGATTAATGATCCAAGGATTACAAGTATGTGTAATAAAAAAAATGCCATGAATGAATTTAAATTATCCTGGGACGGTATTACTAATAACCCTAAATTAGATACATGTTAATATATTTAGTATATAATAAGAAATTGAATAGTGATATAAATATATATACTGTTTTAAAATTAATAGATTAAATGGATTGTATTAATTTTAATAAAATATTAGATAGAGAAAATATAGCAGAGAATATATCTAATATTTTAAGAAATTTTGAAGAGAATAAGAAAAATTTATTAGAAAAAAGAGGTATCTATATTTATGGCGAGTCTGGTATAGGAAAAACAACATTTGTAAATAATATTTTAAAAAAAATGAACTACGATATAATATATTATGATGCTGGTGATATCAGAAATAAAAATATAATAGAAACAATAACAAAAAATAATATTTCAGATAAAAGTGTTTTAAGTTTATTCAAAAAGAAACGACAGTCTATTGCTATAATAATGGATGAGATAGATGGTATGAATAACGGTGATAAAGGTGGTATTACTGCACTCATTAAATTAATTAGGCCAAAGAAAACTAAAAAACAAAAATTAGAAAATATTACAAATGTTCCAATTATATGTATTAGCAATTATCATATTGATAAAAAAATAAAAGAGTTAATGAAAGTATGCATACCAATAGAATTAAAAAAACCAACAAATAATCAAATTAAAGGTTTAATTGAGTTAACTATACCAAACATAGAAAAAAATCTTATTGACGATATTATACTTTATATAAATAACGATTTAAGAAAAATGAAAACTATACAGGATATAAATAATAATAATATATTAACATCTAATATTATTAATAATATTTTAGTTTCAAACAATTTTCAAGATGATACCAAAAAAATAACAAATTTAATTATTGAAAATAAATATGATATTAATGAACATTCGCTTATATTAAATGATACAGATAGAACAATCGTTGGATTATTATGGCATGAAAATATAATTGATAAATTCGATAATCACGATATTAAGGTTACTCTGCCTGTATATCATAAAATATTAGAGAATATAAGTTTCTCTGATTATATCGACAGAATAACATTTCAGAAGCAAATATGGCAATTAAATGAAATGAGTTCAATAATTAAAACTTTTAAGAGTAATTTTATATACCATTCATTTGATATAAATAACAATAATAAAATAAACAATATACGATTTACCAAAGTTTTAACTAAATATAGTACCGAATACAATAACATAATATTTATTCAAGATATATGCAATACATTGGGATTTGACAAAAATGATACCTATAGTTATTTCATAGATTATATAATTAATTATAGCGACGAGAAAAAGCAAACGCTGGAGTTAAATAATTTCACAAATTTGGAGATTACGCGAATATGTAATTATTTACAATCTTTTATGTGATGTTTATAAGTTTAATAAATTAATTAGTTTCTGTATCTGAATCGGAATCTATATCAGAACCATTATTTTGAATATTTAATTTGTTTTCTAATTCTTTTAATAAAACAATGTGTAAGCGTTTATTTTCCTTCTTTATTTTATAATATTTAATTTTATAATTACTATCCTTTATATCTCCTTTATTGGTATCCGGTTTAATTGTTTCCGGTTTAATTGTTTCCGGTTCAATTGTTTCTGATTCAATTGTTTCTGGTTCAATTGTTTCTGGTTCAAATTTTATAAATGATTCAAATGATTCATCATTACTATTATTTTTTAAATTACGAATTTCCTCATCTTTTTCGTTATTTAAATTTGCTAACATTTTAAGTTGCTCTTGATTTTGTCTCAATAGGGAAACAATTTGATCATTATTTAATACCTGTTGCTTACCATCAGAGGTTGAAATCGTAATTTGTCCCGATCCATTTTTTACATGTTGTTCTGCGTATCTTCGTCGCTCACGCTCTATATCAAGCATCTGTTGTAAAACATCCGGTTTCATACATGGTTTTCCTGGTTCATAATTAACTAATAATTTATCTATTTTATTCATATAAAAATCTTTCATGTTTTGTTCTTTAATAAACATATCGACGTTTTTATCTGATTCTTTGCAAAAACTCTCATCATGTGAATCAACCAATAAGTGTTTTTTATCAAAAGTATTTTGATTATGTGAAACAACTAATATTGTTTTTAACGGGTCTAATTGAACGAATGGGACTGTATAATTTTTAAGAAAATGTTTTTCTTCTGCTAACGCTGCACCATCTTGATATGAGTGGTCTTTCAGCAATTCTTTTTTAAAAGCAAATGTCCCAGCAGTAGCATGATTCGGGGAATACGGTCCGAATTGATATAGTTTTTGTATATGTTTAAAGTATATATATATCTCGCTGCTGCCTGCACATAAAGCCTTGGGGTCTTTTAATAAAGTTACAACCGCGTGGGAAACTCGCTCGGGCGGATAGTAATCATCGTCATCCATATAAACAATAATGTCTCCCTTTGATTTTTCATGCATAATATTTCTCTTTTTACCAAGAGACATTTTTTTATCATATTTATAATACTTCACGCATTTCACATCTTTAATAAGGTCGCTAATTTTGTCTGTGCCATCATCAATAATAATCCATTCCATTTTATCTTTTGGATAATCTTGATTTAAAAAACATTTTATCATATACTCAATAAAAGGTCTTCTATTAAATGTTGGCGTACAAACACTAACAAACGGCAGTTCTTTATTAATACTAATAATTTCTTTTAAAGTATCATTATTTTCTTCATTTGGTGCGTCATTGGATTCTTTGGATTCTTTGGATTCTTTGGATTCTTTGCGATTTTTTTTACCCATTATTTGATAAAAAGTTTTTGTATTTAAATCATTATATTTTTAATTAAACGTTTATTTATTCAATTTATATAATCTTCTTAGTATTGCTAACATATATATTATAAGGGCAACGTTGCCATAATTTCCATCCAAATGTGTGATGGTGCTTGAAACACAGAGGGCACCAAATAAATATGTAAATAAATCAACATTACATAAAGCTATTTTTTTTAATTTAGCCTGATTTAAAAATAATGGAAGTAATAAGAATGTAAATAAGAATTGTATAAACGATGTTGCCATAATACCGCCACTTAAAAAAGCTGCAGGGCCACAAAAAAATATTGCTAAGAAAAATAAATGAAATGGGTGTTCGTCGTTCTTCCAAGCAGCAAAAGAAGACATAGCCAAAAATATAATAAATATTACCGGCAATAATATAGGCAACAATAAAGGTATTAAAATAAAAATGACATTAGAAAATATAATTTGAAACATGTCGGTTGTGAAAACATTTTTATCATCTTTATCAAAAAATCCTATTATTATTAATAATAATTTTCTTAGATTTATCATTATTTCGGCGACAGAAATACCATACCAATTTTTAAATCCCTGTATGGAGAGATCCATATTACTACCTTCTATCATAGAATACGGCCATCCTATATTTGGCGGAACACCCATTTTTTTTATGGTATTCCCTAAATCGCCTATTGAAATTTTATCTTTAGATTTACAGTCATTCATACCACCCTGCTGTTTTTTTAAAAGAGGAGATGTTACTTCGCTCCTATTAATACCTTGTTTATCTGATACATAATCTTGTTGATTTGTTGGAAATAAAGTTAGTTTACTTTTATCATAAAGACTTGTATAAAATATAAAATTAGAACCTACAAGAACAAATATGATTGTTGATAAAACATTAGACGCTATGCTCCCACCCCATTTACCCCAATCATTTTTCTTTTTAGTGATAATATTTTTACTCTCCTCTATCTCCTTTTTCTTTGTTTGAAGTGCGCCAATATTTTTATTTGCGTTACTATTCCAAACTGATGTAAGATAATTGCTCATTATATATATATATAATTATAAAAATACATAATTATAAAAATACATTTTTATAATTATGTCACTAATCTATCTCGAATATTTGAGATTTGCGTTTCCTGAAATAAATGATAGTATATTGTATCTCTCTTCAAAAATTGTAAGATTATAATTATACTCATATAATTTCCATAAAGGTTTATGTGTTGCTATTACATTGCTATTGGAATCAAATATTTCAGTTATTTCAATATCATCACTAATAGTTGGTGCAATAACATTATATTCAAATTCAACATCTTTAAATTTACTCAAGTTTACTGCTCCTGTTGGCTGTATATCCATTGGATTTGTTTTAATTCCAAAATTATAAAAATATAGTCCTTCCGGTCCGTTTCCACATGTTCTTACATATTTTTCAACATAATTGAATACACCCTCATCCAAAGGATTTTCTCTATATTTACCATCAAAAAGTATTCCTAATGTTTTTAAAATAGTTTTTTCATTTTCTGGAACATATTTACCTGTTATTAATATACCAGATGGTGTTTTATCGCCATCAATCTCTGGAGTTATTATGTTACTATCACCATTTGTTCCTTGGGATATTTCGATGGTTTGTATATTTTGACTATTGGGATTATCTGTATTCTTACTGCTTGGACTAAATATATCAATGGGTATAAAATCATATGCCCAGTTTGTATAATTTGACCACTCATTGCGCATATAAGCATCATTTCTTTGAAAATACCACATAAAATTTGACACTAATCCATTTGTATCTATTTTTGTTCTTTGTGGTCCTATTATATTGTTTATATCATGTTGATAAACTTGTTTAATAAGATAATCGTGCGAATTTTCAGAAAAAACTTTTGCTTCTTCTTCAGTTAAAAAAGCATATGTACTTATTAAATGAATATCGTTATTCCATTCGGTTGTTTTATTAGTATAACTATCGGAGTCTAAAAGAACATTTGGAGGCGGTTGAATAAATCTATGTAATTGTTCGGTTTCTTTATTAAAATCTGGTTTATGATAATAATCATTATTATAGATTTCTGTATATTCATTATCATTAGCGATTTTATGACCAGCAATATTTCTAATAACAAATAGTTCATTTACAGGTCTTATGTCTATTTCAATATGAAATTCATTATATTGAAGTGCAGTAAGTGGGAAAGCCATTTTTGATGAAAGTGTGAACCATATATTCAGCGGTATATAAAGTTTTTTCCCTCTAATCGATGGTTCCGGAGTATCTGGTGGTGCACAATAATAAGCATTTGGATACTGATTCATATTATTTGATTTTTCGCTATTGGCTGGATCATTAAATTCTGCTGTGTTACCTGTCATATTATAATATAATTTTTTTTTAGCATCATCAAAATCTCTTTCAACCATATTAGTAAGATATTGACCGGTATATTCCTGTATAACTTGTCCACCAACTGTAAATCTAACACGTTCTATCATTTGTGTTCCTAAGTTTTTTATCCATTTAAATTCATACGGTCTCCATAAACTGGCTGTGTCGCTGCTGTTGCGCGATGAAGGAGGAATAATAGTACTCCAAATATCCGGTAATTGAACTACAAGATATGTATCCATTAATAAATCTGCATATCGCGGGACTTTAAAATCAAAATGTGAAGTTGTTGTAATATTTAATGTTTTAGACCCTTCATAATCAAGTCTAAATTTCTGTAATCCAAAATTTGTATGTTTAGCATAAGTAGTTTTAAACATTGTTTTCGTGGGATTACCATTAATCATAATATTTTGATTTCCGTAAGAAACTAAATTCAATAGACCACCTGGCATAATATATATAATGAATATTATATTTAACTTTATAATAAATTATTATTATAATTATAATAATTATTATAAATAATTATTATAAATAATTATTATAAATAGTTATTATAATAGAATGGAGAATAAAATAAAAGGTAAAACAATAGACATGGTTAAATATATTAAAGAACAAGCCAAGTCAATGTCGTTCATTAGTATTAGCTTAACAATATGTGTTATCACAACAATTTTAATAATATTATGGATCCAATCTAAATTAACATTAAAAAGTAAAAATTGTAGTAAATTAAATAAAAACTATATTAATTCACCATTTATTTCGGATATAAATGTAAGTAATTCCGATTATAGGCATGATTTAAGAGATTATTATATAAAAACTGCGTTTAACTGTTGTGCAACAGGAAGCGTTAAAAATGATTTTGTCGATATATGTGCTCTTGAAACATGTATTAAACAAGGTGTTAGATGTTTAGACTTTGAAATATATTCCATGAATGATAATCCTGTAATAGCAGTTTCGTCGGAAAATAAATATTATATTAAAGAAAGTTATAATAAAATAGACTTTTCAGTTGCTTTAACTGCAATTTCAAAAGCATTTTCGGGCAGTTATGCACCGAATCCGAATGATCCGATGATACTTCATTTTAGAATAATGACAAATAATTTAAAAATACTTGATAAAATGGCAAATAGTTTAAATGAAAAATTGGGAAGGAATATTTTAGGTAAAAAATATAGTTATGAGTATAATAAACAAAATATGGGTAAAGTGCCATTAAAAGATTTATTAAATAAAGTGGTTATAATTGTAGATAAATCGCACGCGAATCCAATTAAAACTAAATTAGACGAGTATGTAAATCTAACAAGTAATTCAATGTTTATGCGAAATATACCGTTTCATAATGTTAAATATTCGCACGATTTACAAGAATTAATAAATTATAATAAAAAAAATATGACAATGTGCTATCCCGATTTAAAAATAAATATGAAAAATCCATCTCCACAATTAATTAAAGCAGCCGGATGTCAATTTATTGCTATGACATTTCAAAATATTAATGATAATTTAATTTATTATAATAAAATGTTTAATGATCAAGGTTCTGCTTTTATATTAAAACCTGAACATTTAAGACACATACCAGTATTAATCAAAAAACCTCCTCCTCCTAAAAAAGAATTATCGTATGAAACAAGAGTAATTAAAGAAGATTATTTCCAACTTGAAATGTAAATATATTATAAAAATTGTAATATATTATAAAAATTGTAATATATTATAAAAATTGTAATATATTATAAAAA